GTCTAAGATATTCTTCATCTAAGACGGGGACAGTAGATTTCTTGCCAAAATCCATATCCTCTACTTTTTGTTGTGGTTGCTGCATACTAGGCAAAGCAATTTGTTCACCAATCTGTAAAGCTGTTTCTCTGCCTACAGTTTGCGGATTTAAACGCTGTAGTTCTTCTACGGATATATTGTATTGATTAGCAAGATCACTTAGAGTATCTCCTGCTGATAAAGAGTGTTTTGGTAGTCTATTCCAAACTTCTTGTGGAATCACATCAGTAGGTTGATTTTCAGCATCAAAATATCTCTTGTAATCAATAGGCTCCCATAGCCCTTTACCTACTACTTGGGGTTCTTTTGATTTAGGATCAAAGTCAGCATCTTGAGAAGTTGTAGCTCCTTCAGCTTCACTTACACCAACAATAGATTTCATTAAGTTCAATAAATTCTTTCCTGAGTCAATTACAGTTTTCTCAATGTTATCTAATTCGTCATGTTTTCTTTGTATAACTTCTTTTTGTTCCTCAGGAGATAAGTCTGCATAAGGTACAGCCATCTTACCTGTTTTCACATCTAAACCAGGAGTAAATACGTCCTTAAGAAATCCTGGTATCAGGCCTATATTTTCCCCTAGATCAGAAAACCAGTTTTCAATATTATCTAGTGTTTCTTGTTTTTTACGTTTAGCTTGTTTTAAAGGAGTATCAGGCTCTGCTTCTTTATCTTTTTGTTTTTGTTCTTTATCTTTTCGTTCTTGTAATATCTCTGCTATAACAACATCTGATAATGGTTTAGGCCAGTTTTTAGTAGTAGCATCTAATACATAAGAACGTAATGTCATATTTTGAGCTTGTAAAAATGAAGTCTCAATATCAAAAGTAGCAATACCAGAATCAACAGTAGGACTAATATCAGGGCCAGTTTTAAGAGCAAACCCTGATTTATCAAAAATATTTTTTGTTTGATTAACTACTAAAGGAAATTCATCAGAAGTAGGTATTACAGGAAATTCTAATGAAGGTAAATTAGCTTTTCTAGTATCGGGTCTAGATTCAAGTCCTTTATCTATAGCTACTATTAATTTATTAACCTGATTTTCTACTCTAAGTTGAAACTTTTGTAAATGTTCAGGAGGAATAGCACCATCAGCTCTATCTGCTACAGAGTCTTGAAGACCCATCTTTTCAGCTTCAGCATTAAGACCATTATGAAAATCTTGTATTTGTCCTATAATATTATTAACTTGATCAGTTGGTAAACCTGTACCCAACATAGCTCTCATCATTTCAGCTGGAGTAACATCTCTATCAACACCACCTAATATGTCTCGCATTTTATTTCCAAGTGCTAACTTAGAAAGACTCAAAGCGTTCTTAGCTATATCTTTAACTTGTTCTTTATATTTACCAATAAAAGCTAATTTCTGTTTATTTTCTTCTTTAAGATAATTTTTATATTTAGTAGCTAATGCAGGATTAAGACTACCTGCAAGTACTAGAGCATCTACTTGAGTTTCTAAAGTAACACCTTGAGCTAAGATAAAATCAACCATAGCTATATCTTCAGGACTACCTTCTTGAAACTTAATATTGGTATCCATATACTTCTGTATATCTTTTTGTAATTTATTTGCTTGAGCTTCATCAAAGAAACCAGAATCTAATGCTCGTTTAGAAATTCCATTAGCTGAAGTTTGACCAGTTTCAATGAATTCTTGTCGTATAGTATCTTTAAATTGAGCTACATTAGCTTTATTAGAAGCTGTGGCATCCTGATCTAGTTTTGTAAAGTAATCTTTAGAATTTTGTACATAAGCATTGTATATTTCCTGGAACTCTTTTGCTTCTTTAAGACGATCCTTATCAGCATCCGTTCTATCAGTAGCTTTATATTCATATAGATTTCTAAATGTAAACCCTTTATTAAAATTAGACTTCATTATCTCTTCGATAATCTGTGGGTCTGCAAGTACATCTATATCTGTAGTCAGTGTTTGAAATGCTAGTAATTTTCTTTCTGGTGGACTTAAATAAGGATGAGACTTGCCTAAATCTTTAGCATTAGCTTGTACCCAATTAGGAGTTAAAGCATCTATAAGAGGAACACCAGTAGCTTCAGCAAATCTTTTAGTTTCACCAAGAGTATTCTTAAGACCATGAATACCCTCTATAGTTCTCAGGTCTCTTTCACGTTCATAGACTTTTTGATAAGCTTTCTCTTTAAGACCATTAACAGTGATTCTTAAATTCTGAATAAGATTAGGATTCTGCATTGACTGTGCAGCTCTAGCATAGAAGTCATCATAAGAAGCTTCGATTTGTGAGGTCTTCTGATCTGACGGAGTTTCAGATTTAATTAAAGTATCAAAATCATCACCATTTTCAAATCGTTCTATAGCTAATAAAGATTCAGAAGCTGTGTTTTTATCTATAACATTTTGATAAGCTGTCTCTGCTACAGGTAAAACATCAGGCATTACTTCGCCTCTTACAGCTGCATCCTTAGCTGTCTTAATGTCATTCCTAATTTGTTGTTGTTTTTTAAATTGAGCAAGACCACCAAGAGCCTGAGAGAAAGCTGTGAGTCCTCTACCTAAACTTCTATTAGCTACAGACTGATCCGCAGCTTCAGCTAATACTTGAAAGTTTGTAGTAGGAGCTGCAATTTTAGTTTCTACAGGATCAAGCCTAAATAGTTTGTCTGGTGATGGCATTAAGAAGTCTCCATAGCTTTAGCATAACCTCTTGATGTACCCTGTTTTGCACCAATAGCTGACTGTATTCCAGAACTTGCTATTTGTAAAGCAAGACCAGTACCAGCAGGAGCTATAGGTATACCTGACATAAGAGCATTGTTCTTACTAAGTGCTTCAGTAGCAAGATTTTGTTTACGTTGTCTAAAACTTAACTCTCTGATTTCTCTATTTAAATCTTTACGAGCTAAAGCTTTAAGTCCATATCTTTCTATATTTAATTGTGTAGCTTTGACTGATTGACCTGATCTACCAAAACCACCACCTATACTTGCATCAATAGCAGCTTGTTTAGCTTTTTCTCTACGAATAGAATTGCGTAATTCTTGTTGATCAAGTCCATGTCTTTTTAAATCTAAAGCATCTTCTTCATTTACATGAAGTTGTGCTATATAAGCAAGATTATTATTCATAGAAGCTTGTTTATAAGCATTACGTCTTTGAATTTCTACTTGTTGTAAATCTAGTTGATGTTGATAATTAGCTGTTCCTGCATCAAAAAGAAATTTAGCCAAGTATAAAGATTCAAATAAAGGCATTAAACTACCTTACAGAATTCATAAAACTTCACATTATTAACCATGCGTTCCCCTATTATCTTAAATCCGCACCATCTAATCCATTTAATATGTAACTCGTTTCTACTATCTATAATATTCCATAGATGTGGAAAGATATTATTCATTCCTTCAACTTCAGTTCGGCTCTCTCGTAAAAAAGCTCGTTTAATCTTATATAAACCTTTAGAGCCTAACATCCACACAATGCCTGTTTTTTCATCTACAGGACAAACTCCATACATCCCTACTACGTGTCCATGATTATCTATTATAGAACGACAAACTTTTCCAAATAAATATCCTGACAATAAAGCTTGTTCAGAAGTTTTTCCTAACGTATTTACTTCACGTTTATCTTCGTATCTTAAATTAGGAGCTAACTCACAAACATCCTGTAACTTAGCTTGCCTATGATACGGCTTCATGTTATCTCCTGCTTACAGTTCTCACCACATAGTTACCTTCCCAATCCGCACCTGTAAAAGCACAAGGAAGATATGAGTCAGATATGAGTTCCAATTTTAAATCTTTGGAATCTGCCAAGATAAGCTTTTTAAAATTACCAGTTTCAAAAGGAATAGTACCAATCTTATTCAAAGGTGATCCTAAGATACGGCCTGTATACACATGGCTGAACGCATCTCTTCCTGGAGCTGTCACCTGAAGCGTAAAGTAACCAGTATTAAAGTAGTCTACATTGAACTTACGGATCTTCAAAATACCACCTGAGAGAGAACTCAGTCTCCCCTGTACCTCAGTCTTGATTGTAGGCTCAGTAAACTCATAGAGAAAGCGGTAATCTTTACCAATAAAACATGAGCCATCAGAGTGATCTCCAGTAGCTGTAAGTGTAGTAGGAGTAGTTTGGGATACTCCTTGAACTAAATCTCCTTCCTTACCTAAAAAAGAAGGACCAAAAAGAACTCTAAAGGTTGACCCAAAGTCATCAGGATAGGGCATAGTCCAAGAAGTAAGATCAGCACCAGAACTGTATGATCCTGTTACTTCTGTTAGTCTGTCTAAATGAGGTTTAAAAGAAAGCTGAGTAGAACTCTCAGTCAGGTTTACAAGTTTAGCATCTTGTAAATCCATCTTATCTAAGTAAGTACCATCAGGTCTGACTATAATAAAATAAGCTACATTTTCTATAACTCTTAGACCTATTACTTTTTCTTCTGCTTTAAATTTCCACTTAGCCCATGAGCTTAACTTTTTCACTCCTCTTTCAAAGAGCATTTTATACATGAAAACTTCATTTAAATTCTCATCCGATAAAGCAAAGATTGTATCTTGATGAGGACTTAAATCAAAGAGTCTTCCTTTAATATAACTCGGAATATGGGAAGTAATGTCTTCAGCAGTTTCTTCTTGTAAATCTTCAATCGTACCAAATTCCCTGATGACTGAGAAACCGCTGGTATTGGTAGCAAAATATAGTTTTCTACCATTTAATATAGGATTAATCAGCTTATCATTCTCATACTCAGTAATCAAAGATAACTTGGCATTGGTAGGTGTAAGCCCACCAGCAGCAAACTGAGATAGTTTAAATTGAGCAAAGTCACTAAAGAGATAGAGTTCTTCATTAAAAGCTATACTGTGATTCAGGATACTGACTTGATTACTTGGAGAAGCTAAGTCAATCATATCGGTATCTAAAAGATCTGTAGCCGTAGTATTATAGAAATTAAAGAACTCTCCAAGCTCAGACAGTATAATATTTTCTCCTGCTAAAAATCCAAATCTATTCTTGTGAAAGAAAATATCATTTAACTTTTCACCAATAAAACTAGGATCAGGAGCAGTTGTTACATCACCTACGAACCTATCAGTCCATGCAATTTGAGACAGTGAAAACACGGTTTCACCAAAATCAGCAGCAAACGCATCGTCCCAAGGATCTTCAGAAGTCCTGATAAACTGTATGGGCATTGTACTAGCATCTAGACTATTAGCCAATCCAGGTGCTACAGTTTCTACCCATTCACCTACATCTTCATCTGCTTGGTTATTATGTTTAAGCCAGTAGTCATCTGTTCCTGAGCTTGGGCTTCCAGTAATTTTAATAATCAAACCATCTTTAGTTCTAGCGGGAAGATCCGTAAAATCTACAACACTGTCTTTAATAGCAATACAGTTTGCTTCTGGAGCTTGTGCATGAAGCGTAAAGTCAGCACCATTAACTCTTGTTAGATGAACATTGGAACTCCCAAACTTGGTAACAATAAAATCTCCAGTCCCAGCAGAACCAATACTTCCGTTAATATCACTGTAAATATCATCAAGTTGTGTAGCAGCATCTGTACTAGAAGTAACAGTTGATCTTAATGTACCATCAACATATACGGTCATAGTAGCAGTATTAGTAGCCTGCTTAAGAAACACTATACCTTCAGGGTTTCTATCAGAACTTGTAGTAGATGACTTAGCAGTTGTAACAGTTTTGTTTAATAGAAATGTAAAATCAGCTACTGTAAATAACTTAAGACTATCTCTAGCATCAGAAGTAGTAAGATAACTTAATACATCTCCTGTAGCTCCTGAGACACTCTTAGATGTCCCATCTAACTCCCATACCTCCATCTCAGATCCTGAGAAATCATCGCTGAAATCAGTACTAAATTGGTCTGAAGTAATACTGACAATATATCGCTCATTTTCATCACGATTAATGAAATGTATATGAGCATCAGTATCAGTTTTATTACTTAACTTTGCTACAAATTCTAAAGGAGGTCTTTTCTTTAATCCTTCTGCTATGGTAACTAGACCATTTTCTTGAGTTTCACATTGGGAAGCCAAGCGTAATGCAGGGGGTTGTTGTGAAACTCCATTAATTAGGTTACTGATTTGTTCTGTTATTAGAGGCATTTACCATGTTTTCCTGTAGAGCTTAGTCGTATTATACATATCTCTCGTACCATATCCGACATTATATCCAGAACGCTCTCCTTCATCATCTAATAAATCTGCGTATGCTTCTACTTCTTCTTGCCTGTTTACTGCTTCGGCTGAAACCTGTCCGATGATTTCTTCTTGGAAGATTCGAGCAGCTTTAGTCGTAATATACTGTCGAGCAGTTTGAGGTATATCTTCAAAATCCAACAGCGTAATTGTAACAGCATCATTAATAGAGGCATTCCAAGTAAAAGTATTATTATCTAAATCATAAAGAAAAGGAGATCCTTCTCTTCCCCTGATTGTAGTCATCTTAGAAGGAGAATAAATAGATAGTACTGTAGTACCAAGTGGAATTCTGCTATCAGAATCAAGGGACAATACTACATCCCATTCAGTATTAAAATGCCAACCTTTTTGCTGTACTTCTCTGTTGATATTAGATAGTAAATTCTTAGCTTGTGTAACATCTACGGTAGTTGCTGTTTCCAAACTTGAAACTGCTGCTTCACCTACAGCAGCTAAAAGCATATTGACAGCTTCTAGTTCGTTAACAGGAACTGTAGTAAAATGTGACATTTTAAGTTACCAATCCCATACCCATAACTTGAGCAGTTCTAATAGTTAAATTATCTGTACTATCTATGTTAGCAACAAAGATAGAAACATAATCATTCGTAGCCATAGAAGCATATCCAAATGTAACAAGGTTAACTGAGTTAACTGTAACTCTAGGACAAAATCCTACTATTTTAGTACCTGTAATTAATGTTCCATTTTTATGTATAGCTAATCCAAATTCTTTATCTACGGCAGAAGTATCAATTTCCAAAGAAGCTGAAGCTAAAAATAGACAGTTAATTGTAGGGGTCCCTGTATATCTTAGTCTACCATCAGTATTTTCATCAAACTCATTTGCAGTAGGAGCTGTACTAAGAGTCCAAGTTCCTGCTGTTCCTTCTACATACGTTCCAGCTACACTGATTGTAGTAC